TAAAATCATCAAGTTCTTCTGTGATTTTAATATTATCATTCATGAACTTATTTTCTTCAGTAAGGAGTTCTGAAATCCTTACTTCCTTACTTTTAATATTTTCCTTACCACGATCCTCCAACTCTTCGATAAAGTTCTCCTGCATTTGAACTTTATCGTTCAGAGACTCTTTCTTAAGATCAAGAACTTTGATATCTTCCTTCACCATCCTAATCTTATCTTTCAAAATACTATTCATGGAAGAAAAGATTTTGATATCAAGTAGATCTTCAATCACTTCTCTCCTGCTATTTGCAGGGAGTTGCATGAAGGGAACAAAAGTGCTACTACCAAGAATCACAATCTGAGTGAATGACTTGTAATTCATCTTCAGAACATTTTGTTCCAACCACTTCTGCTGATCCAAAGCTGCAGCAAACTGATCCATCACAGAACCGTTTCTATGGATCTCAAATACAGCAGGTTTGATTCCACGAACCACTTTCCAATTCGTGTCGCCAATCGTAAACTCAACCTCTACCTTACAATCCTTCTCATTCACAGAGTTGATAAGTTGAGGTTTGTTGATCTTACGAAAAGGTTTGCCAAACAAAGAGAACGTCAAGGCATCCAATACAGTTGACTTACCTGCACCGTTTGTGCCAATAATCAGATTGGTAGAGTTTTCGTTGAGTGCAAATTCAGTAAATTGATTACCCGTTGACAGAAAGTTTTTCCAACGAATCTTTTCAAACAAAATCATGACTAGCGTCTGGAGGAATTACAAGGTCGTTCTTTGTGATTACTGCATACTTATAGTCATGCATCTCACAGGTTTTGATCATTATCTCATCTTCTACTTCAATCACATGCATGTCAGGACTTCCGTCGTCCTCTAACATCATAGCATATCTCATCGCATCGTCTTCTTCTTCAAACAGATAGAGGATCTGATCTCCTTCATCATCTGCTACAGAATATGCACCTTCCGTCTCTTTTCCATATATTGTTAAGATATACATTACACCAGCTCACATGCTTCCTGATATACTTCATTCATAATTTTTTGAATCAAAGATTTATCAAGAGGGACCTCTGCTTCTTCAATATACCTATTCAGGATTGACATCGTATCTTCAGATTCAACCATATCAACTTCTTTATCATACCACCCACTAAAGTCAAAGTTTTCAACAACCTTCAGTTCAGCAATACCTGATGAGTAAAGTTTGTCTACAAACTTCTCAAAGTTTTTAGTATCAGTTTTCTTACGAACAACAACTTTTACAATCTTGTTTTCGTATTCTCTGGTGTCAAATGTTTGATGTGGGGTGTCCTCATAGTAAATGTTGTAGAACATTCTATGTGGATTATTGACAGGAGTTCTTTCTAAAGTCTCTGTGTCAAAGATATGAAATCCACGAGCATCATTCACATCACTCCAGAACATCTCATATGGATTTCCTAGGTACGAGATTTTCCCATCTGTCGATCTAGTGTGATAGTGACCGGAGAAGACATGACTGAACTTCTCAAATACTGAGCACTCCATACCATGCTCCATGACGATCTGTCGATTAACTCTAAATCCTTGGAGTTCAAGGTGCCCCATCGCGCAGTTGCAAGTTGTCTTTTCAATAATCTTGAGAGTGTCTGCTTCATTTTCTTGATTGATCCATGGTATAAAAAGAACTTTGAGTTTGTCTAACTTGACCTCTTCGGGTGCAGAATAAACTTCAACATTATCATACTCACGCAGCAAGAGATCAACTGCGTTAATGCTGTTGGTGTTTTTATAATATGCTGTGTGATTACCGACGATGGTATGGACTTTGACTCCCATCTTCTGGAGTCTATCGTAGTAATTATCTTTTGCCCATGCAAGAGCAGCAAAATTGATGCCAGTTCTATTATCAAACGTATCACCCATATCAATAATCGTGGTGATACCTTCTTTCTCTAGAGTCGGAAAGAATACTTCATCGTAGAACTTTAGAAAATAATCGTGAAACAGTTTGGAGTTTTTACGAGCACCAAAATGTTGGTCCGTGATTATTGCAACTTTCATCAATAACGCAGTTTGGAATGCACAGCATCTTTGATACTATTGTAGTCGCTGTAGTTCGATCCGTCAAGGGTGTTGTTGTCATCAAACACTTCGCTATAACCAGATCTTTCGATAATCTTGTTCTTGATTTCTAACTGACGTTTCTCCCTTTGGATCCTGCGGAGAAACGCATAATGAATGATCTGCGGAAAGTAAGCAAAAGGATTTTGGGATTTCTCAGGATTAAAATTATGAATGTACTGAACGCAATTTTCGATTCCATCTGAAACCATGTCCTCCTTGAACATGTAGTTAACGAAGTTCGGCTTGAAGGACAAGTGATTTGCGATCTTCAAGAAACACTCCCCAATGTAGCGTGGAATGGGAGGTTTGGGAAGACCCTTCATCTCTGCAATCTCTTTATCTTCACGATACTTGATAAGAGCAGCAAGAAACTCTTTATTGTTAACGTAATGTTCGGACCTTTTTCTTTTAGCCATACCAGGTCTTATCATAAGTTTATCTCATAATATGTATGAATTATATCATCTTACGAAAGACTTGACAAGTTCTCAAATACAAGTAGAATAACTTTGTGGAGTTTGATAGACAAGCTTTAGGTGTTTTTAAATATCTTCTCTAGGATTTCTTTTGCATCTCTGACGTTACCAATACGTCCCATGCGTCTGTTTAACTGAGTATTGTTATCTTCATCACTATTAGATGATCTAACATAGTCTTGATACATCATAATCATTTCTATGTCGGATGACTCAGACATCGTGAGCACATCTGAGATATTAAGAATGAACATATCTTCGGTGGTTGTCTTCAACCAAGGTTCTACCTTGTAACCAACAACACCCATTCTACTTTTTATTTCATTTACAACAACTGGATTAGAAACTAATAGAAGAGTTCTATCATCTTCTTCAGTTGCAGCAACTCTTGCAAAGATTTCTTCACCAGATTTTAATTTTAGTGTTGCAAAAAAATCGTCTTCTATCATACCTTTAATTGAATAGTGATTATCTCATAGTTAAAACTTTCTTCATTATACGTTTTGATTCTTTCTATGAAATGATTAAGTGTGTAATTTCTTCTTGACTTAGTTGAAACATCATCTGCAATATCATACAGAGTTGCTTTTACTTTGTCTTTTCCTTTTCTAAGAACTCGTCCAATACTCTGAAGATTGCGGATTCTGGACTTACTTGGAGAGGCAAAGATAACGTTATGGAGGTTTTTAATGTTGATACCAGTAGAAAAAGTTCCATAGGAGGCAACGATAATAGCGTTGGATTCTCTTTCTGTAATTTCTCTGACTATCTCCCTTTGTTCTGCATCTACACCGCCATGTATAAAAAATACCTTACGGTCACCTCGCTTGTGTTTATTTATCTCCTCATAGAGTATGGCACCATGTGCTTCGACTCTTGCAAAAAGCACAAGTGTGTTCCCTTTAAGATCAAGTGTTAGATTACGAATGAATCTATTACGTTGTTCATGAGAGATAAGATATTGAATCTCATCTTCATAAACTTCAAACTTTTGAGGTGGGTGTTTAAGAACAAGACATTGAATATCAAGCTGAGATAAGTGTCCTTGTCTCATCAACTCTTCAGTTCTTGTCACTTTGTATGATGGACCAAAGAGACCTTCTAGCACCCACTTATGAGTCTGTGTACCATCAAGTGTGCCAGTAAAACCAAATCTATATTTTGCATGATGCAACTTAGTCATGATCTGAATTAGAGACTTTGACTTAAACAAATGTGCTTCATCACCGATGACCACATCAAATCTCTCAAACCACTTTCTCTCAAGTTTATAGATAGATTGCCATGTGGTAATGACAATTGGACGATCATCATTCTTCTCCCTCCCACTATAAATTTTATGGCAATAACTCTCTGAGTCCCACCCATATTCCCCAAAGTCCTTATACATCTGCTCTACCAGACTGGTCGTGGGAACAACTACCAGAATATTTTTCCCTTGCTCAAC